CGATTGGCAAGGCTTATAGGAACTTACTTGCTTGGTTAATGAAGGCTGCTGGATTTGAGGCGACACCTGCTGAGGAGATGGATTTTGCAGATGCGAAAGCAGATGCTAGGGCTAAAGATGAAGCACCTACCAAAAAACCTAAAGTAGTAGAGGTGGTAGCAGAGGAGATGCCTGTTGAGGTAGATCGTGATGCTATCATTAAAGATATCCAAGCGGTTGCTAGGATGAAAGACTTGACTGATGTATTTTTTGCTAATAAGGAATACATAGAGAAAGATGAGCAATTAATGAAATTGATGAAGTCTAAAAAAGAATCGTTAACAACAAAAAAGAAATAACATGAGTAATTTACTACCAAGTATTGAATTAAATTCAATAACACCATCCAAATTTAGCATAGAACTCCTAAAACAAGTAGTTGTAACACACTTTAGGGAAACAGGCGAGAATCCCCTTGAGATGCTCGTTAAAGCAGAAGCATTAGTTCAGTTGCTAGAAGGAATCAGAGCTGAATTAAAAGAAGATGTCATTAATCAGTTGGATTTACATCCTCAAGGCAAGGCAATCGTGCTAGATGCTGAGATTAGCAGAATAGAATCAGGAGTTAAGTATGCCTATGATGGTGACCATACATGGCTTAAGTATAACCAAGAGCTTGAAGCTATTAAGTTTAAGCAGAAGGAGAGAGAATCTTTACTTAAGACTATTAAAGAGCCATTGGTTGATCCTGAAACCGGAGAGATGATTTATCCTGCTCCTAAGTTTAGTACAACAACATTTAAAATATCATTAAAGAAATAATTATGCAAAACTTAAAAGAGCAGTTACAAGAAAAGTATCCTGACTATAATATTGAAGAAGTGCCGTCTTCTTTTGGTCATAAATTTCAATCAAAATTTTGCTCAGTCTTTACTGATGCACATAATCAACATTTGATTATAACACCTAAAGGAGAAAAATTATATGGCACATTAAAAACGGTAGTTACAGACGAATATAACTCACAACCTGTTTGTGTAATTACTGTATTTTGCAATATTGTTGCAGATGAATCTCAAGCAAAATATTTATACGAAATAAATAAATAACATGAAAGCATTAGCAATCATTAAATTTTTCTTTATAGCAGTACCAATAGCGGTGCTACTATTAATATTCTGCGAAACTTATTTTAAAATCAAAGCAATTAAACGACTATTTTAATGCCACAAGAAATTAAAGGACTAGAGAACTCTATTCCAATTAGAATGGTTTATACTGACACTATGGAAGAGGTGCTATTTAAGTCGGCAGCAGCGGCTAGTCGTAAGACAAAGATAGCTTCTCAAGTAATCCGTGAATCGCTTAACCCTGTTGCTCGTAAGCGTTTTATAGTGGATAACAGGAGAGTAGTTTTTAGAATATCTAAGGAAGTTTAGTATATTTGTCATGTTATGTACGAGATAACAATTTAAACTTTTTGCCCTAGGTGGCGTTAGAACTCGTACTTCTAGCAAAACCGATGGGCTTTTTTATTTTATGTCATATAGCTTAAAACTACAAGATCCGAGGTGGCAAAGGAAACGCCTTGAGATATTACAAAGAGATAATTTCCAATGTAAAGGGTGTAATTCAACTGATAAAGCACTTCATGTGCATCATAATTATTACGAATATGGTACAGAGCCATGGGATTACAATGATGATTGTTATGATACACTCTGTTATGAGTGCCATTATGAATCTAGTATGATGTCAAAAGAGATTAAAAATGTACTAAAATTTGCTAGGTTTAGAAGATTAGCTGAGTTAAGAAACCTTATTGTGATGTCAGAGCATTTAGATAATGATGATTTAATTGAAGTAAGAAAATTAATAGTAACTAAATTAATTAACAAAGGAATAGAGATAGAAGATGGAGCACCACTTTAATACTGAATATGCCTTGAAATATGGCATAGAAGAAGCAATAGTAATCAATAACTTACAATTTTGGATTACTAAAAACAGAGCTAATAAGAAGCATTTAATTGAAAACAGAACTTGGACTTATAATTCATATAAGGCTTTTAGTGAGATATTCCCATACTGGAATGAACATAAGATGAAAAGGATATTAGATTCATTGGTAGAAAAAGAAATATTACTTAGAGAGAATTATAATAAAAGCGGTTACGATAGGACTTGTTGGTATGCTTTTAAAAATGAAAATTCCTTTTTGCAGAATTACAATAACCATGTTGCAGAATTGCAAAATGGATCTAATGAAACTGCTGCACCTATACCATATAATAATACAGTTAAAAAGACATCTACTAATAAATTTATTAGGCCGACAATAGAACAAGTTAAGTTATATTGTAAAGAAATAAATTTCAATTTAGATGCTGATAAATTTTGTGACCACTATGATTCTAATGGATGGCTTGTAGGTAAAAACCCTATGAAAGATTGGAAGGCTTCTATTAGAACATGGAAAAGAAACTCATCAAAGTTTGATACAAATGAAGATGGAAAAAAAATAATACCTAAAATAAAAATACCATAATGCAAGTTATTGACCTACCTAAAAACACAGAGATTGAACGCAATATCCTAGGCTCGTTATTAATAGACAAAAAATCTTTGTCATTAGTAATCAACTACTTAAAAGAGGATATATTCTACGACTATAAGCATAAGCTTGTATTTAGAACGATTAGAGAGATGTACGATAAGAATATCCCAATAGATATTACTACACTCTACCAACGCATCGTAGATGCTAAACAAACGGATCAAGTAAATGCCTACTACCTTTCTGAGTTAACTAAAGATGTGGTATCAACTGCTCACCTAGAAGCCCATATAGAATTAATAATAGAACTCTATAAGCGTAGGATGTTGGTGGTGCTGGGTGGAGAGCTTGTGGTTGGGGCGACCAATGGAGAAGCTGAAACCATGGACTTTATGGCCGAGGTGTCCAAAAAACTCATACAGTTACAAGAGTTTGGGAATATCTACGAGAAGATGATGGAAGATATTATTTTATCAATCAATTATTCTCGTGATATGGCTCAAAAAGGAGGTTTATTGGGCTATAACACAGGTTTTAATGAGCTAAACAATACCCTATGCGGATGGGTTAAGCCTGACCTAGTAATCGTAGCTGCAAGACCAGGGATGGGTAAGACTGCCTTTATGCTTTCTAGTATCTACCAACTAGCTTGTTTAGATAGCGTTCCTTTGGCTGTTTTTAGCCTTGAAATGAGCTCAGAACAGTTAGTTGAAAGGTTAGAGTCAATCGGTTCACAACTGCCCTTAAAATGGCTTAGAATGAATACTTTGGATGACAAACAAAGAAAGGTTTTACTAAAGACAGATGATTTACTATTAACCTCCCCCATACATATTGAAGATATGGGCGGTATAAGTGTAACCCAACTCCGAGCAAAAGCCACCATCTTAAAGCAAAAGTATGGAATCAAGGTAATCTTTATAGACTACCTCCAACTTATGAGTGGTACAGGCAAATCAAACCAAAACAGGGAACAAGAGGTTAGCTACATCAGTAGAAGCCTAAAAGCCTTGGCTAAAGAGTTGGAAGTACCTATTATCGCCCTATCTCAATTATCTCGTAGAGTAGAAGAACGAGGTGATAAGATGCCTCAGTTATCCGATTTAAGGGAATCAGGTTCTATCGAACAAGATGCTGATGCGGTTATTATGCTTATGCGACCACATTACTACGAGATGACAGAAGCTATTGAGATTGGTGGTAAAGAGTATTCCCCAAGTGATTTAGTCGTTTGTAAGGTTGAGAAGAATAGACATGGTTCTACGAAGAACATAGCATTAAGATTTTTACCTGAAACAATGAAATTTGAAGATTATCAATAACCAAAACAAATAATATGAAACAAGTGTATGTAAGCAACAATGAGGATGGAACATTAGAACACGATTACGATTTATTGCACGATGGCGACAAGATACAATGTTTGTATTCTTGCAATAGCGAATGGACTGAGCATTTACACGGTAAAAAAGCAGGTTCAATAAAACTTACTGATGATGGTAATGTTATTAAAATTGGGAATCAAAAGATGAAGCTAGATTTTGCTGATTTACAAGTACTACAAATTCTTTTATTAGCAGATACAAACGATGCAGATTACTTTGAGATTAGAGAATCAACAACAATTAAAGCATGGCCAAGGGATATAGAAACAGGAGAAAGTTTGAGATAGAAG